AAAGAACCGAAAATTACTTCGGTTCTTTTTTTATTAGAGTTTTACTACGTTGATAGCTTGTGGTCCTTTAGCACCTTCTGTGAGTTCAAACTCAACTGCCTGACCTTCTTCTAAAGTTTTGTATCCGTCCATAACTAATCCTGAATAATGAACAAATACGTCCTTTTCAGCTTCGTCAAGAATGAATCCATAACCTTTTTGGTTGTTAAACCATTTTACTGTACCCTTGCTCATGGTTTTACCTCCATACCTTTAATACCCACATAGAGTAGCACAAGCATGAGATTGTGTCAAGAAATTAACAAAAATTTTGTCTAGTTCATAGCATTTTCTGAATAAATCGTAGTGACTAATTTGTTATATGGAGCAGGAAAATCTAATTCACCTGCTGACTCTAGGATTTTTTGGAGTAAATCGAAACTTTCTTCTTCAAAAATAAGATTGTCTTTCCAAGTGTCCTGTGTGTGATAACGCTCCACAATTGCAGTGATGGTATTTAAATCTGTTTCTGCAAATTGAGGCTGGATAATCATGGCAATTTCTACAGGAGAATGCGTCTTTACATAATCCATTCCTTTTTGAAGCGCATTTGTGAAAGATTGAATGATGTCAGGATGTTCTTCGATATAGCTTTGTTTCGCTGAAAAAGCAGTGTATGGCACATAACCACTATCTTCGCCAAGGGAAGCAACCACATATCCTTTTCCTTCTAATTCAAGCGCAGTAGCGTGTGGTTCAAATTCCACAGAGTAGTCTCCTTGCCCTTCTGCAAAAGCAGCTGCAGTCGAGCCAAAATCAATGCTTTGGTTGATGGTAAGGTCTTTTTCAGGATCAATACGATGTTGTTTCAAAATATATTCAAATACCATCTGAGGCATACCGCCTTTTCTTCCCCCAAGTACATAACTTCCTTTCAAATCATCCCACTGAAAATCTGCATTAGGCTCTTTTGCAACGAGAAAATTGCCTGCACGTTGTGTGAGCTGCGCAAAATTGACTACATAATCGTTGGCCCCCTCGTTGTAGGCATAAATGGTAGATTCGGATCCCATGAACCCAATGTCAGCTTCTCCGGAAAGCACTGCAGTCATGGTTTTATCTGCACCAAACGGAGCGAACTAGTTAGTACAAGACAAACTATAAAAATTCAACGTGGTTTACAGTGTAATCCTCGTTCAAATGTATTTGTTTTATTGTAGATCTCCAGAATGCTCGGCGATTCTCTAAAGACAGCGATTGATAGATTGTTTTAAAATCCGTTTGAATCAGTTGCTCAAGATAAGAAAAATCTTTTTCTATTTCTGGTTTTACGTTGGCCAGTTCATTTAGTTCTTTTTCAATTCGATCATATTCTGAACTATAATATTCCCAATCTACACGCCCTTTCTGGAATAATAAATTTAGTCTCTCAAGTTCTTTTTGTAGCTTCTCAGGAGTTCGTGTTTCTTTAATTTTCAACTTCTTTTCTTTGGCCTTTTGGCAGCGTATCTTATCAGCATGATATTCTTTTTCAAAATTCTCCAGTAAATATTCTTCAAGAAGATTCTGGCTCATTCTGTGTTTCCACTTACATATTTTGTCAATGTGAGCTCTGTTGCAGCGATAATAGCAGTATGTTTTTTTCTCGCCTGTTTTACGATTTATGACAGAAGAACATCCAGTTCCTACAAGAAGTTGGCCACAAGAAGGGCAACGCATGAGTCCGGAGAAAAGATAGACTCTTCCTGATGGAGTGCATTTTACGTTTTTGTGAGCAATTGCTTGTATTTCATCCCATTCTTTTTCCGCCAAATAAGCTGGACAATATGGGAATCCTCTATAGGTTCCTTTGTAAAATTCACTAGAAAGCATTGTACGTAAGACAGAATAGGAAAAATCAATATGATAAGTTTCTTGCATGTATCGAACTGCAGCAGATTTGTTTTGATGTTTTTTATAGTATCGAAAGAAATCTTCTACTAGTTGTTCGGTGTCAGGATCTTTAATCATACACTTCTTTCCGTCAATATATCCAGATTTATAGCCAAGCGGCATATTGGCATCGCCAAAGATTAATTTACCTTGACGAATAGAGGATTCATTTACAAATTTGATACGTTCAGATGTGGTATCGACTTCATTTTGACCGATGGATAAAACTACATTTAGCTGCAGACGTCCATCGCGTGTTTCCATGTTGATTCCAGGTTCAGAAGCAGAAATCCATCGCACATTGTGTTCGCCTAATATATCCTGGACCTTATAAAAATCAGATAGGTTACGGAACCATCTATCTGTACGCCAGAACAAAATGACGTCAATTTTACCAGCTTTTACATCGTTAAGCAGAGAATGTATAGCCTTACGTTTTTTGAGCTCTTTACGGGCTGTTTTTCCCTCGTCAGCATAGACTCCAACAACGACCATACCATTTTCTTTGGCATAACGTTCTAGATATTCGCGCTGAGCTTGCAAGGATTTTCCGTGCATGTACTGTTCTGCTGTGGAAACTCTTATGTAAACAGCGCAGCGTAGAATTTTTTGAGTCATCATATCACCTTCCTGTGTAAAATTATGAAATTTAGGGTATAAAAATAACACCCAACGAGATTTGACTCCTTGATTTGGGTGCCCGAAGATGATACAATATTTTTGCGAATTATATTGAGACAGAGCTTCGGCTTATGTCGCGACCGTCTTAGTGCTGGTAACACTGAGGCGGTTTTTATTTTATAGTAAGTCGAGAATTGCAGGACAAAAATAAGTTGTATTCCTTACTTTATCGTCTTTTCTTAATATGCCTTTTTCGACAAATTCGTCTAACATATTATATAGAGTGCCCTTACTTCCTGGTATAACTTCTTGAATTTGTTTTGCTTTAAACATTGGTCTTTTGAAAATCTCGTCTAGTAAAGTAATGGAATATTTTGAACTCATATCAGATAAACAGATGTCCTTGAAATAATTATATCGGTCAAGCATTGCCATTGCTTTACTTGTGTTTATTTCGGCTTGTTGTATTACACCTTCAAGAAAGTATTTGATCCATGCTGCATAATCGTTATTTTTCGATACTGCTGATAATTTTTCAAGATATAAGTTTCGATCTCTTTCAAAATAAGCACTCATATAGAACGTAGGAACAGGAAGCATATCGCGATAATATAAAAATAAAGGAATCAATAATCGTCCAATTCTTCCATTTCCATCTTTGAAAGGATGGATCATTTCGAATTGACAGTGCAATAACGCCGCTTGAACTAACAAATCAACTTCGTCATAATGAATGTATCTTTCTAGGTTGGACATGTAATCTAAAGTTAATTCAGGAGGAAGAGGGGTAAAAGTAATTTCATTTGAATTTCCAATATAATTTTGTTCTGTTTTAAATTCTCCTGGACTTTTAGTCTGCCCTCTTACATTATCCAAAAGGATTTCATGCATAGATTTTATTAATCGTACGCTTAATGGCAATTTATGTCTGCCTTCTTCGGAGTCATCTGACATTGGTGCCATTTTTTCTAATGCATAAAATAATGCACTTCTGTAGTTCATAATTTCTTGCATTTCATCTTTTGAAACAGATACTTCGTTTCCAGCATCATAATTAATGAAGTCTTCAATTGTTGCATGAGTTCCTTCGAGTTTGGAAGAGAGAACTGCTTCTTGAGAAACTAATGGTGATATTAAAAGCATAGGATTTATTGTGTTCATTAAGAAACCTCTATAGGCACCCATTGCGTTATTTGCTTTTGATATCAATTTGATTATTTCGCAATCAAATAGTACAGTGGAAAGTTCTACCGGTAATTTTTTTGGTACATATGGTTCTGGCACTTTTTTATAAATCTCCTCAAACAACATTGCGAATCCCGCCTTTCTCTTTGGTATATTATTTTGTGGATATTTATACTAGTTTGTACTTTAGTATAAAATAATTACTATTTTTTGACTAACAAAAAATATAGTTCAGTATTTTACAATATTTTAGAATATATTCTATTTTAGTTCAAAAATGAACAGATTTTTAAACTAATCAAATGTGTAAGTGCAATAAAATGAGATATATTGAACTAATTTAATACCCTTACAACCACCACTAAACCTTAGAAGCAGTGGTAAAGATATTAATTATTGCTTCCCCAGTACTCTTGGTACTGGGGAGGGTGTTATTGAGTAGGTGGTTTACAAGTTCCGCAAGGTTCGTAATTTTTTATGGCATTACTTAGAGAAATTTCGATTTTGCTTTCTTTAAGATGACGACAATTTGATTTGTGATATTTGCTACCTGAATTAGTAACGTAAACCATTGTTTCTTGTTTTTCTGGTTCTTGTACAATAGGTTCTTTGGTTTCTATAGTTTCTTCTTGTTTGTTCTGTTCTTCAGCTTCTTGTTGTCTTTGTTCCTCAGCTTCTTTGTCGATAACTGTGATAGTAGTAGTATTACTTTGAATATCTCCGTTAGCAATAAATGATATATCCACAGTTCCTTCATCAACAAAATGTACAGTCGCTATATCGTCAATATATTTAACTCTTGCAATATCATTATCTGAAATTTCAAAAGAGTATATATCAGCACCTTCTTCTTCTACTATGATATCTAATACTACTTTTTCATTAATGTCATATTCATGTTTATCCCAGTTTACTGTCAGAGCAGTAAGATTAGGTTGGGATATAGTTATTAAGAATATAATGAATGAAACAATACTTATAACACTTGAGACGCAAACATATATTTTTTTCTGTTTTGAATCTTCTGTTTTCTTGGCAAAATAAATAGCTGCAATGATACCAGGTATCCATGCATAATTTAAGATAAAGCCTAAAACAACTATCGCTAAGCATGACCCGAAGAATACAGTTAGACATCCGCTACATCCTGAAGCAGTGCCTTTGGAAGAATCACTTTTGGAAGTTCTGCTATTCCCGCTACTAGAGGTAGAAGAATAGCTGATACCAGTTCCAGGAATTCCCACTGTACTTGTTTTTCTGCCAGATGAACTAATTGTGTGATGTGCACCCTTTGTTCCCAAAGTAGTGCTAATACTGTTCTTATTAAAATTGACCTTCACACCAGGAGCAATTTTAACGCTTTTTCTGAATCGTAAGCTCATATATTCCTCTTTCTACGACCTTACATTGAGACCCTTTATATTAAAACACCTGATGGTGTAATAATCATATTTTTTTACAAATAGCTAATTGTGGGATAAAGAATACTATGTAGTTGTCTACAGAAGTATATATCCCGTATTTATTACGATATTCGCATATCGCTTCTTCTAAAAATTCTTCTGTCACTTCTAAATATTCAGCGACTTCATATCGATTCTTACAACCATGCTCGTATGCTCTTATTAAGCCATATAGACCGATTTGTTTGTTGTATGCCCAAAGTCTTGCTTGACGTTCTTGCTTGCGATTCTGAGCAACTGAGAGGTCTAGGATGTCACCTACAGAAGTGTAGTGGTGTCCTAGTTCTTCTGCTAGGATGCAGGCTTTCTCGGTAGACGTATCAATATCCTGTCGGATAGCAATTCGATTTCCTTTAATTCTACCATTATTGTACTTCAATGGTTTTTCTTTAACAACAAGTCCTTCGTTGCAGGCTTCAACTAAAAGTGCTTCGTAATTCATGTGCAACACCTCCAAACAAATAATAACTTATTGTTTGTCCTAAAATCAGGACTTAGAAATTATCGTCATTCATGATGTCATCATCGGATGTGTCAGTGTCTTTTGGAACTTTGATGTCAGTACGTATATTAGCAGCATTGAGTATAAGAGATTCCTCCATTTTTTGCGTACATAACAAATTTTCTGTGTACAGAATGCATTTTTTCTTATATTCATCATTCAATTGTGAAAAGGAAGATAATAATTTTTTTTCATAATATAAAATAGCATTTTTCCTTTTCATGGATTCTTCAGGTAATCCATATGTTTCGATAGATTCCATTAGAGTAGATCCTTTTATAATACCTTTTCGATACAATGATTCGTAATTGTTTACTAATTCATAATCTTGTATGCAGGCGAGAATTTCATTAGTAGTATTTTTAATAATAATATTTGTTTGATTATCATCAGAAAATGAAACAAGATATCCAGAATCTCTTAATAAATTACAAGCTTCATCTAATTTAGCATCAAACATTGATACATTTTGATCTTCGTAACTATCACGTTCTTTTTGCGCATCATATCCCATCAACCATGATTCTTGAACATTAAGAGCCATGCCCAATACAACTAGCTTATCTTGACTAGGCTCATTCTTTCCAGATACATATTGGCTTATATCAGATTTATTCATTTTAACATTGTATTTTTCACAATAAGGTTTAGTGAGGGCAAGTATATCTATTTGACGTAGGTTTCTTTCACTCATTAATTGCTTTAATCTTTGCGATGTATTGGCTGTTTTCATTTATTGTCCCTACCTTTCGTAAATTGAGTGTAACATAATTTGAACAAAAGTTCAATAAACTAAACTTAAAAAGTTAAAAAAATTGAATTGTAGTATTGACTAAAAAGATGTTGAGTGCTAACATATAGGTAGTTCAAAATATTGAACTGCAAGAAAGAGAAGGAGGAAAATAAAGTGGCATTTGATTATAGTAAATTAAAAGGAAGAATTATTGAAATATTTGGTACACAACAGGCTTTTGCAGTGGCAATGAAATGGTCTGAGAGAACACTTTCTTTGAAAATGAATAATATACGAACATGGACGCAAAAAGATATTATGCAAGCATCGATTCTTCTTTCTATTCCACAAGAAGAAATTCAAAAATATTTTTTTAAGCAAAAAGTTCAAAAAATTTAACTAAAAGAAGGATGGAGAGAAATGAGATATTGTCCAAGATGTTTTACAGAGTTACCGCAGGAAGCAAATTACTGTCCGAAGTGTAGGGAGAGTTTGAAAAAAATTGAAGAAATGGATGTTGATACGCAATATCCTGGATTATGCAAAAGAATAATATATGGTTTTAAGGATAAAGCAATTCAATTATGAAAAGAGGAAAGTAATGCCAGGACATAATTATAATCATTTCACTGGGAAGACAAAGAACGGGGATTCAAGAAAGAATCGAAAAAAGAAGATTCGCAGGAAGAGAATACATGTAAACAAATATAAGAAGTAGGAGATTACCAATGAACAAACCAATCAGAGAACCATGCAGAACCTGCGAGTACTACAGATACTGTAGCTTAGAACGTAGAGGTATCTGCGCAGATTATAGAAAGAAAAAGGAAACAAGGACAAAGAGTAATACATAGATTTAGATGAGGTGATGAAATGGAATTTGTAAATTTTGACAAAGAAAAAGTGCTAAAAATCCTCATCGAACTACTAGCAGATCAGGAAGGCGCAGAAATCGAATTTACATTAGAAAAGACCGCGTAGGCGGTAGAAGGGAGGACAAGCTATATGAGTATCAAAGAAGCAAAAGCAAGAAGAGAATTCAAGGAAAATCTAGGAGCAACAGCATTAGTGATTTTTACATATGCACTCGAAGGCCTTATGGCTGGAGTAGGATTTGGGTTGGTAATTGGAATCGTAATTGGAATGTAGAAAGGAGGAAGAAACATGGAGCAGAGCAAGAGATTGACCAGTAAATGTGTAAATGGAATCAAAGAAGGGTATCGGACAACCTGTAAAAAGGACGAGCTCACACAGCGACTTGGTGAGTATGAAGACACTGGACTTTCACCAGAAGAAATTAAATCATTAAAATCAACCGAAAATCTTGATGAAGCGAAGTTCGGAGAGTTCCTGAATGAAATTAAAGAAGCATTGAAGGAATATGAAAAGAACTGCATTAATCCACCATCATACACAGGCAAGATGTGTTTCATCATGGAGATTCTGACTATTACAGCTGGAAATCCAATTGTAGAGTTCAGTTACACAGCAAGTCAGATTAAAAGAGCTTTAAATTTAGCTAAATAAAAAGAACGCCTAATATAGACCGGCAAGTCTTAGGCGCTCAACAAAATTATTCAATCAAATTATATCGAAATAAGGAGAAGACGTCAAATGATTAAATGTGATAAAGAAAAAATTAGTATTTCAGGACCTACAGTTGTTATCCTAGCAGAATGTTCAACAGTTATTGAAGCTGTAAAAGATATACTTGCAGAAAAGGTTGGAGAAGAACAGGCAAAGAAAGATATGCAAGTTGTATGGGAGACGGCATTTTTAAGCAATGAAGAGATTTCAGCTAAGAATAAAGAAATGGAAGCTGAGTTGCCACCTGAATTAGTAGCATTTGCAAATGCAATGATAAAAATTTTCGGGGGGGGGCAGCGCTAACCCTAGCAGCGTAGAGGAGGAAGAATAATGAGTGAAAGTATCAAAATTAATAAACTTGAAATAGAAAATGTCAAGCGTATTAAAGCAGTAAAGATTGAGCCATCAAGAAATGGTCTTACGATTGTTGGTGGGGATAATAATCAGGGTAAAACCTCTGTGTTAGATTCCATTGCATGGGCACTAGGCGGAGATAGATTTAAACCATCTCAAGCTCAGCGTGAGGGCTCAGTTATTCCACCAAACTTACATATTGTTCTGAGTAACGGGTTAGTTGTTGAACGAAAAGGGAAAAACAGCAGCTTAAAAGTAACGGATCCTTCAGGAAATAAAGCGGGTCAACAGTTATTGAATGAATTTGTAGAGCAGCTTGCGTTAGATCTTCCTAAATTTATGGAGAGTTCTGGAAAAGAAAAAGCTCAGATTCTTTTGAATATTATTGGTGTTGGTGAACAACTGGCTGAACTAGAAGTAAAAGAAAAGGAAATGTATAACAAACGTCTTACAATTGGTCAAATTGCTGATCAAAAGAAAAAGTTTGCTGAAGAACAAACATATTATCCTAATGCGCCAAAGGAACTAATCTCAGCCTCGGATTTGATTAAAGAGCAACAGTTGATTCTAGCTAGAAATGGTGAAAACCAGCGTAAACGTAATCAGGCAATTCAATTACATACGGAACGTAACAGATTAGCCCAAAAAGTCAATAATTTAAAAGATGAATTGGAAAGATACCAGCAAGAGCTTATTAGAGTTGATCATGATATGACAATTGCTTATAAGACTGCAGAAGAGCTTCAAGATGAGTCTACTGCAGAATTAGAAGCAAGTATTGCGAATATTGATGAGATTAATAGACAGGTACGAGCAAACCTTGATAAAGACAAAGCGGAAGAAGATGCAGCATATTACGTGAGACAATACAATCAGCTTACAGCTGATATTACAGATATTCGCAAGAAAAAGATTAATCTACTAGATTCAGCAGAATTGCCACTTCCAGAGTTATCAGTAAAAGATGGCGAACTGATATATAAAGGACAAAAGTGGGACAACATGTCAGGATCGGATCATCTAAAAGTTGCAACGGCTATTGTAAGAAAATTAAATCCAAAATGTGGTTTTGTTCTTTTAGATAAATTAGAACAAATGGATATGAAAACATTGAATGAGTTTGGAAAATGGCTTGAAAAAGAAGGGTTACAGGCAATTGCTACTAGAGTTTCCACAGGTGATGAATGCAGCATTATTATCGAAGATGGGTATGTAAAAGGAAGCGCAGATGCAATCACTCCAACAGAGACAAAGGTAGTTACGCCAACATGGAAAGCAGGTGAATTTTAATGCAGATTATCAGAGGAAAACAACCAGGAGCGAAGAAGACAGTAGTATATGGTCCAGAGGGCATTGGTAAGTCAACACTTGTATCAAAATTTCCAGATGCGATATTTATCGATACAGAAGGAAGCACAAAAGACATGGATGTTGCAAGAACGCAAGCGCCAAGCAGCTGGACAATGCTTATGGAGCAAGTTAGATACCTTATCAATAATCGTGTATGTAAGACAATCATTATTGATACTGCAGATTGGGCAGAAATTCTATGTACAAATCATGTATGTGATAAAAATCATAAGGAAAGCATTGAAGCATTTGGATATGGAAAAGGTTATATCTATGTGCAAGAAGAGTTTGGACGCCTTTTGAATTTATTAGAAGATGCTACAAAACAAGGAATCAATGTTGTTTTTACGGCACATGCAAAAATGCGTAAATTTGAGCAGCCTGATGAAATGGGAGCATATGATCGTTGGGAAATGAAGCTTAGTAAAAATGTTGCTCCATTAGTAAAAGAATGGGCAGACATGGTTCTGTTCTGTAATTACAAAACAATGGTTATTAATGTGGATGGACAAGGTGCTCAAAAAGGCAAGAACAAAGTACAAGGTGGCAGACGAGTTATGTACACTTCTCATCATCCATGTTGGGATGCAAAGAATCGCTACAATCTGCCAGAAGAATGTGAACTTGATTATAACGTGATTAAGCATATCATTGAAATTCCAGAAGAAAAAACTCAACAATCGGTTCCAAAGCAGGTATTAGCCTCTCAAATCCCAGATATGAATATTCCAGAACATGTGGATGAAGAGGTAGAATTTCATACTGAGACAGAGAAAAAAGCTAAGATACCGGAAGCGTTCAGATTACCAGATTCAATTCCATTTGCTTTAAGAGATTTGATGGAAGTGAATCTAGTATCTGAAGAAGAAATTCAAAAAGTTGTTGCGAGCAAAGGTTATTTCCCAGTAAATACACCAATTTCGAATTATCCTGAAGAATTTATTAATGGTGTTTTAGTTGGAGCATGGCCACAAGTATATAAATGTATCAAAGATCTTAGAGAGTCTTATGAGACTCCATTTAACTAAATTTAGGAGGTAAAGAAGAATGAATAATGAAGGTAGAGAATTAAATTGGGATGACGATATTACGAAAGATGGAGATGAGTATACTCTATTACCAGCAGGGGATTACAATTTTGTTGTAGACAGTTTTGAACGTGCAAGACATCCAGGAAGTGATAAACTTCCAGCATGTAATAAGGCTATTGTTAAATTACGTATCGAATCACAATTTGGAACAGTAATTATTAATCATAATCTTTTCTTACATACAAATACAGAAGGAATGTTGTCTGCATTCTTTTCAGCTATTGGTCAAAAGAAAAAAGGTGAAAAACTAAAGATGAATTGGGCAATGGTGCCTGGTTCTACTGGAAGAGTGGCTATAGAACCAAAAGAACACAAAGGAAATATGTATAACAACGTTAAAAAATTCTATCCAAAAGAGGAAAAACAATTCAAGGCAGGTGAGTTCTAATGGAACTCAGACCATATCAGCAAGAGGCAAAGGACTCCATCTTTCAACAATGGGAAGATGGAATTCAAAACACATTACTTGTATTGCCTACTGGATGTGGCAAAACTATTGTTTTTGCTAAGGTCGCAGAAGAGTGCGTAAGACGTGGGCATAGAGTGTTGATATTAGCACATCGAGGAGAACTGCTCGATCAGGCTGCAGATAAGATAGGTAATTCTACCGGACTTGGATGTGCAACTGAAAAAGCAGAGCAATCATGTCTTGGTAGCTGGTTTCGAATTGTAGTGGGCTCTGTTCAAAGCATGATGAGAGAGAAACGTTTAAGTCAGTTTTCAGAAGATTATTTCAATACGATTATCATTGATGAGGCGCATCACTGTATCTCAGATAGTTATCAAAAAGTATTACAACATTTTCCAAATGCTAATGTGCTAGGTGTAACAGCTACTCCAGACAGAGGAGATATGAAAAATTTGGGTAGTTTCTTTGAAAGTTTAGCATATGAATACACTCTTCCAAAAGCGATTAAAGAGGGCTATTTATCGCCTATAAAAGCAGTGACGATTCCACTTCAGGTTGATTTGACTGGAGTTGGAATGCAATCAGGAGATTTTAAAGCAGGAGATTTGGGAACCGCATTGGATCCTTATTTGCATAATATTGCAGCGGAAATGAAAAAGTATTGTCAAGGTAGAAAAACAGTTGTGTTTTTGCCATTAATTAAGACAAGTCAGAAATTCAGGGATATTTTAAATCAAAATGGCTTTCGTGCTGCAGAAGTCAATGGAGACAGTCAAGATCGTGCAGAAATTTTACAAAGTTACAATGATGGAGAATACGATGTGCTATGTAATTCTATGCTTCTTACAGAAGGGTGGGATTGTCCTTCTGTAGATTGTGTAGTTGTTCTTAGACCAACAAAAGTACGTAGTTTGTATTGCCAAATGGTGGGACGTGGGACAAGACTTTCACAAGGGAAAGATCATCTTCTTTTATTAGATTTTTTATGGCACACAGAACGTCATGAGCTTTGTCATCCAGCACATTTGATATGCGAAAGTGAAGAAGTGGCAAAGAAGATGACAGAGAACTTAGAAAGTGCAGCGTATCCGATTGACATTGAAGAAGCAGAGAGAACAGCTGCTGAAGATGTTGTGGCACAAAGAGAAGAAGCATTGGCCAAACAACTAGAAGAAATGAAGCGAAGAAAAAGAAAACTGGTGGATCCTTTACAATTTGAAATGAGTATTCAGGCAGAGGATTTAGCAGGATATGTACCAGCATTTGGTTGGGAAATGGCACCTCCTTCAGAAGGGCAAAAACAAACATTGGAAAAACTGGGTATTATGCCAGACGAGATCGATAATGCCGGCAAAGCATCAAAATTATTAGAACGATTAGACAAACGCAGACAGGAAGGTCTTACAACACCAAAACAGATTAGATTTTTGGAAGGTAGAGGATTCCAGCATGTCGGTACATGGCAGTTTGAAACTGCTAAAAAATTAATAGATAGGATTGCGGGTAATAGATGGAAGATTCCTCATGATATCAATCCTCGAGAATATAAAGGAGCATAATTCTAATTATGGAGCAAAGGACAGATTTAGCAGAAATGATTTCATATATTAATCCAGCAGATTGTGATTACCAGGAATGGGTCAATGTTGGAATGGCATTAAAGCATGAAGGCTATTCTGTTGCTGTCTGGGATGAATGGAGCAGGCGCGATTTTGGACGATATCATGCAGGAGAGTGTGAGAAAAAGTGGAAAACCTTTAGAGGAAACTCAGCACCAGTTACTGCAGGAACCATCGTTCAAATGGCGCTTGATCATGGATGGAAGCCACGTTTTGAGGGGCATGAATTGGATTGGGAAGATTCAATTGGAGAAAAAGATGATTTAGTGATAGTAGACAAGAATTGGGTAGAAGCAAAAGAAGTAAAAGAACCAGTACATTGGAAGCCAGTTGAGCAGCTTATACAATATCTGGAAGTGTTATTTGAAGCATCTGAGAAAGTAGGCTATGTGACCCGAACCTACGAAAGGGACGGTAAATTTTTGCCGTCAAAAGGTTGTTGGGATAGAACTGCAGGGCAGTTGATCCAAAAACTCAGTGAATGTAAGAATAATGATATTGGAGAAGTAATCGGTGATTACAATGATAAAGCAGGAGCGTGGATCCGTTTTAATCCATTAGATGGTAAAGGCTGTACAAATGAAAATGTGACTGAATATAAATATGCACTTGTAGAATCAGATACGATGGAAATAGAAAAACAGAATGCGATCATCAGAGAACTGGAGTTGCCAGTAGCATGTCTAGTCCATAGTGGAGGCAAGAGCTTACACGCCGTTGTGCGTGTAGATGCATCGGATTACAAAGAGTATCGAAAACGTGTTGATTATTTATATAAAGTGTGTGAAAAGAATGGTCTGAAAATCGACAGTCAAAACAGAAATCCATCTAGACTTTCAAGAATGCCAGGCATTATACGTAATGGAAAGAAGCAGTTCCTTGTAGATACTAATATTGGTAAAGCTTCTTGGGATGAATGGTATGAGTGGATTGAAAGTGTAAACGATGATCTGCCAGAACCAGAAGGTTTATCTGGTGTTTGGAATGAACTCCCAGAACTCGCTTCACCATTGATAAATAATGTACTGCGCCAAGGGCATAAAATGTTGATTTCTGGTCCTTCAAAAGCTGGTAAGTCATTTGCATTAATTGAGCTATGTATAGCTATTGCTGAGGGCAAAAAATGGCTCAATTGGGAATGCGCAAGAGGAAAGGTATTGTATGTCAATCTAGAGCTTGATAGAGCTTCTTGTTTACATCGTTTTCGAGATGTTTATGAAACACTTGGATGGGCACCTAATCACCTCGAAAACATCGATATTTGGAATTTAAGAGGTAAGTCTGCTCCAATGGATAAATTAGCACCAAAACTAATTAGAAGAGCTCTAAAGAAGAATTATACGGCCATAGTTATAGACCCTATTTACAAAGTAATTACTGGAGATGAAAACAGTGCTGATCAGATGGCTAATTTCTGTAATCAGTTCGATAAGGTGTGTACAGAACTTGGAGCAGCTGTTATTTACTGTCATCATCATAGTAAAGGAAGCCAGGGCGGAAAGAGGGCCATGGACCGTGCATCTGGTTCAGGGGTATTTGCAAGAGATCCAGATGCAATTCTGGATTTAATTGAATTGGAAACGACTGAAGCACTTTTAAAACAGGAGATAAACAAAGTAGTATGTGATACATGCATGGAGTATCTAAATCATTTGTTTGATGATTGGGAAGATGATGTTTCTCAGGACGATATGTGCAGTCAGACACAGATGATGGCATATTGTAAGAAAAAACTGTTTAAAGGACAAATGGTAGAACTTGAGAGACGAATAAAAGAAGCTGAACTCAAAGTAAATGTAAGAACAGCATGGCGTATCGAAGGTACGCTTCGTGAGTTTCCTAAATTTGAACCAGTGAATGTGTGGTTTGATTATCCAGTACATAAAGTCGATCAGATTGGTTCGTTAAAGGATATTGAACCTGAAAATGAGAAGCAGCATTATAGCAAAAATTTCGGTAAAAAGAAGACTCCTGATGAAAGAAAAGAAGAGAGAAAAAGGTCTTTGGAAAATGCTTATGAAGCTCTCTCAATTAATGGGAAAGTAACAGTAAAAGATATGGAAGAATACTTTACATTGACAAAAAATGCAGTAAAAAATCGCATAAAAGAACATGGGAAATTTGAAATACAAGATGGTGTTGTCATAAAAAAATAGGTGTCAGTACTCGAAAAAATTCACTGACTGATAGGTGTCAGTCAGTAAAAAACACCGAGAACTGACAGGTGTCAGTGAAGGGTGTCAGTGTCAGTTTTCTCGAGAACTGACAGGTCAGTTAAGGTGTCAGTGAATATATATACTACGTATATATATTTAGTGACACTGACACATCAGGTCATTGCGGGGTAAGTTAGTCAGTGGGCTTGAAGTTGCCCCACTGACCAGACTAACCCGCTGACAATGACTAAGGGGAAAATGACAAGACCATGCTGAGAGAGGTGAAAAGAAATGATGGAATTTTTTATGTCAATGTATCCGCCGACAGTTACACATCAGGAAAAGAAAATTCATGTGGTAAATGGAAAACCAGTTACTTACGAACCTGACGAACTGAAAGCAGCACGTCAAAAGATATGTGCACATTTAGCAGCGTTTAAACCTAAACTCAAATTTAATGGACCTGTAGAACTTTTGACGAAATGGTGTTTTCCAGTGAGGGGCAAACATAAGAATGGGGAGTATCGAACGAGCAAACCTGATACAGATAATCTGCAGAAGTTGCTTAAGGATTGTATGACAGATGTTGGATTTTGGAAGGACGATGCTTTGGTCTGTAGGGAGATTACGGAAAAATTTTGGGCGGATATTCCAGGAATTTACATCAGAATCAGAGAGCTTTAAAAATGGACAGAATAATGAGTTTTATGGAAGTATGGCATATGCTTAGAGAGGTGTGGAACTTATACAAGAAATATGCTGTAAGAAAATTAAGTGAGAAAGAATTAGAGAGTCTAGTTCTAGAAGCTAGCAGCATTCACAAAAAATATAAATATCCATTTACGAAGGAGATTATGATTGCAGTAGTCAATGAGCTAGAAAGAAGTGTAAAACATTTCGAGGAGTAAGAAACATGTTAGTAGAAAAAAGTTTAAATGAAGCGTTGAAAGATTACGTGAAAGGTAAAAAAGTAATTGTTCTGCAGATATATGAAAATGGTGAGATGGAACCATATGATTTGGATAGTTTTTTGAATGATGAAGGAAATCACTTCCTGGTAGACGTTCCAGCATATAAGAATCCGGAATTTGAAGCTGCAGTACGTGCTATGACATCAAATAAAGTGAAAGGCGAACAAGAACACGCAGATAGCTCAGAAGCTGAAATTTTATTGGGGGGTAGAAGCGAATGCCCCTGAAGAAACTGAGAAAAGTAAGTTTGATATTGTAAAAGAAATGACTTTACAGGGGAAATCTTGTGAAGAAATAGTAAGGCTCACTGGTTTTGGCAAGAACCTTGTTTATCAATATCGATACAAGCTGAATAAAGAACTAAAAGCAGGTGAAGAAGCAGCGCAAGAAGAGTTTCCACCAGGACACAATGCTGATCGAAAGAAATGTCAAACATGTTGTTATCGTGGACGAGATCCAAAGAATAAAAATGGATGTGATTACATAGAACATGTTGGTCATAGCAGAGGATGTAGCGTGGAGGATTGCAACAGATATGTAAAAGGTCCACGTTTAGAACTTAATAATACAATGTCATTACAAGAAGATTAAATATAAAAAGCCACTCCGGAAAAGCTGGAAGGTACGGAGTGGCAAATAGAGAAAGGATGCTATGGTACATCCTCACTATATAGACACACAAGGTTAAGAAATCTTACGCGAAAAGGAGAAAAAAGTTTAAAATTAGCGAAATGCTGAAAAAGACAGAAAATAATTGAGTGAACATTGACAATAGAATATTGGTGGTTGGATAGAGTATAATCTTCACATACAACATAAAAGGAGGTATTGAAAATGACTCAAATCGAAAGCTTGTTTAGAGAATACAAGATAACAAAAAGTGAACAAGTAAAAATCATGAATGTTATGGATAAATACCGTGAACTCATATCGAAAGGAGATAGAGTTAATCACGCACAATTTGAGCATGATATTATGTTGATTTTTGGAGATTATATAGGAGCAACGATGCATAAACCAATGATTGATTATCATTTTTGTGAACATGTAGCCAAAAGCTTTATGGAAGACAGAAGGTGGGAAGAAGTATATCAGGCGATATATGGTTCTTGGCCAAAACATGGAGGGAAGATAGGACAATAAGATAAAGATGTAATCATAGGTTACCAACCATCAATATTCGGTGGTTGGTTTTTTATTGCCTAAATTACAGGAATTTTGAAAGGAGAAAAAGAGTTGCGCGCATAATAACCGGTTTCTCCTGTAAGAAATATGAATGCAGAAAGAGAAGTATTGGTAGTTGATAATATGGCATTGGCTCATTATATGGCCAACAAATACAGAGATATACCAGTTGAATTTGAAGAAATCATTTCTAGCGCCTACTTGGGATTAGTAAAGGCTGCATTGACGTTTGATTCTGCTAAGGGATATAAATTTGCAACTTATGCAGGAAAAGTTATAAGCAACGAAATCCTGCTGATGGCTAGAAAAGAAAGATATCGAAACAGACTGGAAACAGTATCAATGGAAACAAGAATTCTTCCTGAAGAAGACATTACCTTGGAAGATGCTATTTCTGATAAAAGAAATTGTTATGAAGAAATAGAGAGTCTGTTAGATATACAAAGAAAACTGCAGTATCTAAGACCTAAAGATAGGGAACTAGTGTTGATTAAACTATCGGATCCAGATATTAAGCAAGAAGAAATCGCTATGTTGTATGGGCATAGTCAGTCTTATATTTCTAGAAGGCTTAAGAATATTAAAGAAAAAATTGTAGAGGGGATGGCAGTATGAAAGAACAGATATGTCATTCTTATACAGGAGTTAGCTGTATCGACGGTAGTTGTCCAATTGCTAATAGAGATGAATATATCGAGTATGGTATTCCAGCAGTTTGGAGTTGCGATGAATGTCACTACTACATAGGTTGTGATGATTGCTATTGGTGTGATGAAAATAATGAGTGTAGATTGGAGAAAGAGGTGGAATGAATGGATAAAGAATTTTCAAAAGAATTTATGCAAGATTTAGGAGATTTACTAGAATATTGTGCTGAGAATAATACAGATACTTTGGAATTGGATTTTGATGTTAATGGCAAACCATTAAAAGTTGAAATTACTTTTTCTATAGGATAAGGGGAGTAGGTGGGATGAATGAGTGAACAATATAGAACACCAGAAGAATACATAGAACGTCATGCTAAAGATTATTGCAATGGTGACAAAGAAGAGGCAGCAGGACAAGCTATCGTGAAAGAGGTATGTAAGAGTTTAGAAGGAGAATGACCAAAGCGATATACAGTTTTGGAATACCTGACAAGAAGGAGCGTGAGGTACTAATTGAAACACGGACGAACTAGAAAAGAAAGGCGATTGGACAAGGCACATGTCTATGAGCAATACGAAACTAAGGCACCAAAGCAACAAGTAAGTGAATGGTTATAGAAAACCATATACAATAAGGGGTGATACCATTGGACAAACAAAAACTGAATCAATACAGAGCTCTGCAAAGGGAGATACCAAAACTTAATAAAGACATTGTAAAACTGTATGAACGTCTAGAAGACATTCCAGTAGTATCGGGTAAGGTATCGAAATCCAGTGATGATTTTCCATACATAGAGCAGCATGTTACAGTAGAGATGGAAGAACCAAAGCAAGCTACGGAAATCAAAAAACAAATTCGATGTAAAGAAATACGACTAGAACAAGCTGAAAAGGATAAGACAGAAATAGAAATGTTCATAGCAAGTATTCCAGATAGTCTTGATAGACAGATATTTGAATTAACATTTATTGATGGAAAAAGGCAGCAGTCAGTAGGGAAGATTGTTGGACTGGAAAGAAGTAGCATATCTAAGAGGATTGATAAATATCTGCAACTTTCACACAATTCACAAAAATAAGTGTTATTATTATAATAACGATAGTTGGAACAGAACATCCGATGAGTCGAACTCCCCGAAATTTATTTTGAACTGGAAGAACGCATTGCTCTATGAGTGGTGCGTTTTTGCATGCTCTGTTGAAAATTGTCGAAAGAAAGAGTATGATAATTTAAAGGGTCTCCAATGTTTAGACGGAGGAGGAAAATATGAAAGTACAACTGATGCAAAATGTTAGAATCAGAGGAGAAAGATTTCCATATCAGTGGTCAAAAGTATATGAGAGCAACGTAATTCCAAGTGTCGGAATGAAAATTGAAGATTCACTATGGAAAGACCCAACAGAATATGAAGTTAAAGATGTTACTATTAACTATGCTGATGATATCTGTTATGTTTCGATTGGATGGTATAATGTAGAAATAGCAAAAGAACGTCAAAAGGAAATGGCTAACATGGCAAAATTACATGGCTGGACATGTAATTGGTAAAACAATGTTTAAAGCATCTCGAAATGAGGTGCTTTTCTTATACCCAAAAGGACCTTTAGCTCAGCAGGTCAGAGCAGTTGCCTAAAAAGCTATGTGTCTGGATGATTCCTTGTGTTTCGAATTTGTTTGTAAATAAACAAAAATATTGAGAAGTTCGTTATTTTGTTGTATAATATTTTCTCATCATAGTAAATGAAAAGGAGATTTTCGATATGACTAAAAAACAAATGTTAAAAATTATGGACGAAAGAGGCTGGATCCATGATTTGACTATGGACGATACTTACGAAAGCATCAAAGAGGAGTTTGAAGAAATGAAAAGCGAATTGGATGATGATTCAGATATGTTTCCTAATGGTAGAGATTACGAAGCTGAAGATGAAGATGGACCTTTTTAAAAAACTAGCACCCTTCGGGGTGCTTTTCTAATGCCTAAATATGTGGAATATATCATCAATGGTAGATGTGCAGGGTCGCGACCTGTGTTCCAGTTCGATTCTGGATATTCCGCTTAAGACCTGAGTAGAGTCTATAAACTGCTCAGAGCCGTTGGGCTCTTTAGGACCTTTAGTTCAGCAGGAAGAACGCTCGGCTCATAACCGATCGGTCCCAGGTTCGAGCCCTGGAAGGTCCATTAATAATTATTATGCCAGGAATTGAAGGTGGTGAAGTGGCAGGTTATGAAAACATAAAAAACTACGGATTTGACAAACGAACAGCGGGTGAACAGCGAGAAATTGCTGTTTTGGGAGGAAAAGCTAGTGGTAAGTCGAGACGAAGAAAAGCCGATTTTAATAAGACATTAAACATGTTGCTTACTGCAGAAATAGATAGTGAAAAGTGGAAGCCGATTTTAGAGACACTTGGAGTGGAGTGTACTTTGGAATCGGCTATGCTTATGGCTCAAATTAAAGAGGCTATGGAAGGTAATACAAAGGCAGCATACTTCGTTGCTCAATATGCTTCTCAGAATGGGAAAAGTGAGAGTGATCTGGCGGAACAATTAGCAAAGATTGAACTTATGAATGCCCAGAAACAAAAAGTCATGCCTGTATCGCAAGATGACGATGAAATGTCTATGTTGGATCCACACGATGTCATTATTCCAGAATTCTGGGATATATTCGATGATAAAGAGCATGAGCATCAAATTATTACTTCTGGACGTGCAGGAACAAAATCTAGCTTTTCAGGTATTCTTGGAATTCATACTATTGTACAGGATGAGCCAGCTGCAGTCGTTGTGTTACGTAAGCGTCATAATAAGCTTCGAAAAACAGTCTACAAAGAAATGATTCGTGCCATTGGACGTCTTGGCATGAGTAAAGATGATTTCGAAATTGGACTTTCTCCAATGCAGATTCGCTACAAGAAAAACGGGAATATTATTTACTTCTCTGGATCTGATTCAATTGATGACACAAAAGGTATTATCGATGAGGATAAGCCAATTGTACTCGTCATGGTAGATGAGCTTACAGAGTTCTTTGATTTGGGAGAAGGTGAAGAAGAACTTACCAACATAGAAGCAACATTCGTCAGAGGAAATGATGAATTCTTCAGAATGGTTTATTTGTATAATCCACCTAAAAATCCAAATGCAGCTATTAATGTGTGGCTACAAAAAATGAAACTTAGACCAGATGCGATTCATAAGCATGTTGATTACAGAGATGTTCCCGAATCATGGATTGGTAAGAAGTTAATCAAAGCTGCCGAATTATTAAAAGTCACAGATTACAAATTGTATCGTTGGGTATGGCTTGGAGAATGTATTGGTGTCGATGATCTGATTTACTATATGTTTTCAGATAATCATCGTAAGGCAAGTCAGGCAAAGTATTTTAAACTTATAGGTATTGGTGTTGATTATGGACAACAGAATGCGACAACCTATCAAGCGGCAGGAGTAAACATTAATACAAAACGTTTAGAAGGACTTGCAGAGTTTTATCATTCTGGTAGAGATACTGGAAAGCAAAAAAGCCCATCAGAGTACGCAAAAGAACTAATAAATCTTACAGATTCACTGCATGAAAAGTATTCATGTGGTGTTTTTTATATCTATATAGATCCGTCTGCTAAAGGGTTGGCAGAAGAGATAAAGCGTCTAGCAAGACAATCATTGCCGTATAACATTGTTATTAAGGATGCTGAAAATGATGTAGATATTGGCATTCAAAGAGTGCAGAAATGTATGACATATGGGATTATGACAGTCTCAGAAGGACAAGCAAACTTGATTAGGGAGTTTGGAACATATGAATATGACAAGAAATCCATCGAAGCAGGCAAAGAGAAGCCGCTGAAAGTGGATGATCACTGCTGTGATGCATGGAGGTATCTTGTGATGGGATTATGGAGCAAAATAAAATACTTCCTTCCGACTGAAGAAAGAGGTGAGGACGATTAATATAATAAAATATTTGAATACGATAGGTATTGATACCATTGATTCTTCCTTTTACACGCAGATTAATATATGGGATTCATGGGTTAAAGGTAACGTTCAAAAATTCCATTATTACAAAGTGTATAACGGACAGAATCATATACGCTGCAGAAGACTTTCATTAGGAATGGCAAAAAAACTATGCGAAGATATGGCGGATTTACTTTTGAACGAACGAGTAAAAGTCACGATTAATGGCTCTGATGAAACCGCAGAGTATGTGGAGAATGTCCTAAAGAAGAACAAATTCACCGTTAAAGGAAATCAGTATCAAGAATTGAAAGCAAGTACAGGAACAGTTGCATATGTTGCCCAAATCAAAAACATGGGTATCGATGAAAATGGTTATATTGTATCTGGTGGGGATATAGTGATTAATTATGTGCAGGCAAAAAACATTTTTCCAATCAACTGGGAAAATGGAACGATTACGGAAGCAGCATTTGTATTTCCTAAAACAGTTAATCGAAAGAAATATGCTCTGATTCAAGTTCACCAATTAGAAGCAACAGAACAAGGGACACAACAGTATGTGATTAGAAACCATGTTGTTATGTGCACGCAAGGAGCAGGTGCGGATATTCCACCAGAGAAATGGAATGATTTAAAACCATTTAAAGGTTTAGCAAGGGAAATCAAAACAGGAAGTAATATTCCACAATTTGTTATTGATCGCTTAAATATAGCTAACAATGCAGATGAAGACGATACAAATCCGATGGGAGTTGCTTTATTTGCAAATTCAATTGATGTCCTGGCTAAAATTGATATGGAGTATGATTCGTATGCTAATGAATTTAATCTTGGCAAGAAGAGAATTTTTGTAGCACCAGAAATGTTGCAATACATAAACGGAGAACCAGTATTTGATGAAAACGACACTGTTTTTTATCAGCTTCCAGAAGACACGTTAAAAGGTGACAAGCCTATTTTAGAATCCAATATGGAACTTCGTGCGGAAGAGCATAGTAAGGCTTTGAATGATGATATTAATTTCTTGTCATTTAAATGTGGTTTTGGTACAGAGCGATATAAGTTTGAAAAAGGAAATATTGCGACCGCAACACAGGTTATTTCTGAAAATTCAGATATGTATAGAACATTAAAAAAACATGAACTGATTTTAGATGACGTCTTAAAAGAGCTGGTCATGATTATTATCAATCTTGGAATGATTGCTGGTGTTAAAAATATTACAAATGAAATCGAAATTACAATCGATTTTGATGATTCGATTATCGAAGACAAGCAGGCTGAAAGAAATGAAGACCGCAAAGATGTTGCAATGGGTGTTATGGGCTTAGCCGAATATCGAGCAAAGCACTATAACGAAACAGAAGAAGAAGCCACAAAAAAACTTCCAGAACAAAATACAGTAATGGAGTGATAGCTGATGAAAAAAGGACCAGATACGAACGGAATATCACTTCGTATGGAATCCATCTGGCTAGATGCAGAGAATAGAATTATCCAGGACATTGTTAGACGAATCCATAAGAATAGCAAGATAACATCAACAGCTGATTATCAAATAAACAAATTGCAGGAGCTTGGCAGATCTACAGAGGAAATTGAAAAGATTTTAAAAGAATCTCTGAATGCTACATATCCTCAGATATACAAATTGTATGATGATGTGTCAAATTGGCAGTATGTGCGAAACAAAGAATTGTATGAACAGATAAATGCCGAATTTATTCCACCAGAAGAGAATGAATGGTTAATACAACTATCTGAAGCTGTTAAGAAGCAGACGAAGGATGAACTCAAGAATTTATCTCAGTCTTATGGGTTTGCCGTTATGATGGGAAACAAACGTGTTTTTATGCCTTTTGCACAATATTATCAACAGTATGTGGATAACGCAATTATGGACATTATAAGCGGTGGATATGATTATAATACTGTAATTCGTAGAGTAGTTACGCAAATGACCAACAGTGGATTACGTTCTGTGGATTATGAAACAGGATGGAGTAATCGCACTCCAGTAGCCGTGAGACGTGCAGTTTTAACAGGAGTTAGTCAGATTACGCAGCAAGTTAACCAGCGAAATGCAGATATTCTTGGAACTGATTATTATGAAGTGAGCTGGCATTCATCAGCACGACCAGAACACAGGGTTTGGCAGGGAAAAGTATACAGTTACAAGGATTTGGTTAGTGTTTGTGGACTTGGGAGTGTAACTGGTCTTTGTGGAGCAAATTGTTATCACGATTATTATCCATTTATTCCAGGCATTTCAGAGCGTTTGTATTCTGATAAATGGTTAGAAGAGCAGAATATTAAGGAAGCGTACACAAAAACGTGGCAGGGCAAAGAATATGATGCCTACGAACGTACTCAGAAGCAACGCCAAATGGAAACAGCTATGCGAGCGCAGCGTGAAAAAGTGGATGCGTTGAAAGTTGCTAAAGTGGATCCAGATGAGATAATGATTGCTAGAGCAAAATACCAGGCGCAGCTTAATGAGTATTCTCAGTTCTGCAGAAAGATGGGTCTGAAGGAACAGAGAGAGCGTATTTATTATGATATGCGTGGAAGGGTGGCTCCTTCGATTAAAACACAAAGAAAGGTTGAAAAAGAGCTCGCTAAAGAATACAATAAAGGTAGTGTTTTAGATAATATCAAGATAAAGGAAAAAGACATTGCCTTATCTAAGCGAATAAAATCAGATAAGATTGTTAAAACAATCGAATCAGGTAAACAGGGTAAGCATATTCGTGGACACAATAATTACATTGAAGGAAGAAGTTATCTAACTATCACTGAAAAAGAAGCGCAAGAACTGGTAAACAAATATGCCGGCAAAGGTAAACTCAGAAGAGATAGTAAAGATAAATGGACTAGCAAAGAATTTGTTGTCGCTGATAAATATTTAGGTGTTGTTATAGACCCTGTTACTGGTGAAGAAATAAAAACAAAAAGATTTTCAATACATTATGCTAAGAATGGAACGCACATAGTTCCTAGAAAGGAGGATTAGAATGCTAGAGGGCAAAGAATTAAAAATGTATCATGCAGAACACAAAAACGTCAGAGTAAGATGTAAAAATGGCGATATTCTTGAAGGATATTGTTCGGAGTTTTCAACAGCATACGATAATGATGAACCAGAAGAAGCAAGTATAACCTTGAAAAATGGAAAAAAAGATAAATCAGGAAAATCATTATATCCTCTTACGGAGATTTTTGAATCTGAAATTGAGAGCATAGAATACTTGAATTAGATACCACCCATTCTTAAATAGAGTGAGTGGTATTTTTATACCTATTTTAGAAAAAAGAGGTGAGCAGTTTGACGGTTATAACACTTGAAGAAGGCAGTATTGAAGTAAAAGGTCATGCTCAAAAAGCTGTTGTCTGCCACGGCATATCGGCTATCAGTAATATGGTGGCAAATTATGTGCTAGACAATGAATGGGGAAAAGTTGAAAATGGCGATGGATATCTGAAGATATTCGATATAAAAGAACAGTATTGGGGTAATCATTTATTTATCGCAATGATGATTGCTTTAAAGGATATTCAAGCAGAGTATCCTGACAACCTAGAAATTAATTATTTGTAATTAGGAGGCGTTTAAAGACGTCTCTTTTATTATGTCCAAAACGTGATGACTTAAAAAGCTCGGGTAAATCTCGAAGGAGGCAAATTATGAGAAAAAGCAGAATGAATTTACAGCTCTTTGAAGGCGGCAGCGGAGCTGGCTCTGGTGTACAGGGCGGAAATGCTGGTAATGGTGGCAGTGGTCAGAGGGAAAACACTGGAACAACATATAGTTATGAGCAAGCTGAGGAAATTGCGAATGCAAGAGCTAATCAAGCGGAAAGAGCAGCGCTTGCTAATTATTTTAGAAGTCAGGGAATGACAGAAAATGAAATAACAACAGCAATTAACGATTTCAAAGCAAAAAGACAAGCGTCACAACCAAATGTCTCTCAAATCACACAAGAGAGAGATGATGCTTTGAAAAAAATTACTCAGTATGAAAATGAAAAAATCCTTTCAGGAAAAGGCGTAAAGTCAGAGGATTTAGACTATGTTGCATTTAAAGTAGCTCAACTTGTAACAGACAAAAAAGACTTCAAAACTGCAGCAGAAGAATATTTAAAAGAAAATCCTAGATTTACAGGTAATGCCAAAACTTATCAAGTATCTACAGGTGTTTCTTCTGGTAATGCGGCAAGTGGAGTCGAAAACAAAAATGAACACATCAATAATATGATTCGTAACGCATTTGGGCGTTAGAAATGAGGTTAGAAATGAACAAAAATAGAAAATTAAGAATGAATTTAAAACAATTTGGTGTATCGGATATGATCGACAGAACAGGAGCAGAAGCTCTTATTTCTGAGCAGGTAGCCAACGAAATTATTCAAGGTGTAGCTGAGCAATCAGCCGTATTGAGACTTGGTAAGAAATTACCTAATATGTCAAAGAAAAAGTATCGTATGCCAGTTTTAGATATGTTACCAGTGGCATATTGGGTAAATGGTGACAATGGTTTCAAGCAAACATCAAAAATGGCATGGAAAAACAAGTTTATTGTTGCTGAAGAATTGGCAGTTATTATTCCAATTCCAGAAGCAGTGCTTGATGACGCTGATTACGATATCTGGGGAGAAGTAAAACCTAGAGCAATTGAAGCACTTGGCAAGAAAATTGATGGTGCAATCTTATTTAACGTAGAGAAACCTGACACATGGAGAGATGGCATTGTAAAAGGAGCAACAGACGCAGGAAATATTGTAACATTTAAGGCTGAAGATAACCTCTATGACAAAATTATGGCAGAAGATGGTGTAATTGCTAAAGTTGAAGAAGCTGGTTTCTTCACATCAGGACATATGGCAGATATTACAATGAGATCTAAGCTCCGTGGTATCAAAGATGGAACTGGTCATCCTATTTTCAAATCAGACATGCAATCGCCTACTTCATATGTATTAGACGGTGCGCCAATGGATTTCCCAAGAAACGGTGCATTTGATAAGGCAGCTGCATTAATGATTTCAGGTGATTTCTCACAACTTGTATACTCTATCCGTCAGGATGTAACATACAAGATTTTAACAGAAGCAACTATCGTAGATCCATCTACAAAAGAAGTAATCTACGCTCTTGCTCAACAAGACATGGTTGCTTTACGTATCGTTATGAGACTTGGTTGGGAAGTTCCAAATCCAATCAATGCTCTTAAAGAAGACGAAGCTACAAGATTCCCATTCGCTATTTTAAAACAGGGGGAATAGCAAGCTATAATCTTAAAAAGTCAGTAGAATACACGGCGGAGGACTTGAACAGTATGACTATTGCTGAAATCAAGTCCTTAGCTACTGATTTAGGTTATAGCATTACAAAAACGCTGAAAGCAGATATTATCGAGCAATTCTTAGAACAACAGGGGGTGTAGCCTATGTTTCCTTATGCAGGTTATGATTTTTACAAATTAAAAACAAATGGCACTCTTGATGAGACGCTATTTAATGCGGAAATATTGAAAGCTTCCTTTTTTTTAAGATATTTGACAATGGGCAAAAGTGATATTACACAGCCAGAAGAACTTTTATATTGTGCGTGTGCAATTGCAGACATGTATCATTCCGAAAAGCAAAAAGCGACATCTGGAAATGGCAGAATGAAGTCAGAAAATACAGATGGTTATTCTGTATCATATGTCGTTGAAATTAAAGATGGCGAGTCATTAGAGGAATTGCTGAACCGAAAGGCTTCGGATATTGCTAGAAAGTATTTATTTAATACTGGGTTGCTTAATCGAAAGGTGGGATGTTGTCATGTTAACAAATGCGGATTGTACGATTTATAGCAGAGTACGAAATGGCGATATTGATACTTGGAAAAGACAATATGTTCCAGAATGCTGGTGGTTTGTTGAACACAAATCGACTGTTACAACAGAAGGCTTGAAATCAGCAGACGTATTGAAATTACGTATTCCAGATTTGTCCATTTCAATCAAAAAAGGTGATTATGTTGTAAAAGGTGATTGCAAAATCGAAATGAAAACAGCCAAAGATTTGATTGGATACGAGTCTTTCAAAGTAACTACAGCAAATTTCAATGAATTTGGAGGTAATCCGCATATTAAGGTGGTAGGTGCGTAATGGCAAGAGACATAAAGATTGAAACTCCTAGAGGGTTTATATCTACGTATCAAACGAAAGCAGGTAAGGTTGTTGCGAGACTTGATTGGAATGATGGGTTTAAACCTGATAAAGAAAAGTGCTTCAGAAATAAACAAGCTTTTGTTGATCAAGAATGTGTCCGAAGAATGGCGCCTGAAACACCTAGGCGCACAGGGGTTCTGGTTAAAGTGGCAACGTTGGGTACTGTTATCGGTTCGGGTGAAATCGTCCAAGACACACCTTATGCAAGACGTCAGTATTACGAACATAAAGAAAAATCCTATTGGTTTGAACGTATGAAAAACCGCCATAAAGATTCTATTTTGAGGGGAGCGCAGAAAATTGGCTAATGTAATTGAGTATATACGAGATGTAATTAAAACTTGTCCTTATTTAGAGGGCGGAAAACGTGTAAACGTGGATTATATTGGGCAAAGTATGTCTTATTCAATTGACGCGCTTCCTTGTGATCCGATTATTGAAACCTATGTTGATGGTGGAAATAAGAAACAATTCCAATTTGCTTTTACAAGTAAAGAAGAATATGACGAAGACGCACGAGTCAACATAGAAAATAGTGGCTTCTTTGAATCATTCGAAGAATGGCTACAAAAATTAGGCAATTGGAAAAATCCTTTGCCAGATATGGAAGTAAAAAAACTTCCAATTAGATTTGAAACATTGAATAAAGGCTATCTGTACGATGTGGAAGAACATCTTGCAAGGTATCGTATAGAATGCAGATTAATTTATTGTCAGGAGGTATAGAAAATGGCAAATGCAGTAGCAAAAATGGTGCAAAGACATCAAAGACTTGCATTTATGAATACTGGAACAACAGAAGCTCCAACATTCACAAGAATGACAAAGTTCACTAACATGACGAATAACAAAAATCCAAAAGAGTATGCTAGACAGTACGTGGACCGTACATCAGAAGACACAGACGTTGTAGGATATTCTCCAGCAATCGATTATGCTTTTGATAGACATACAAGTACTCCTGTTCACGATTTGATTGCTAAGATTCACGATGGTGAGCTTATTGGCTCAGAAGCGTTAGTAGAAATTCTTGTTGTGGATTTATTCACTGCAAAAGAAGATGGCGTGTGTGAAGCAAGAAAGCGTACATATGCTGTAATTCCAGCTGCAGACGGAGATGGAACAGATGCATTGGTATATAATGGTTCTTTCAAATCAAAAGCAGAAATCGTTGTTGGGACAGCAACTCTCAGTGATGACGAGCAAACAGCAACATTTACTGCAGCAAAAGCGTAGTAGCAAAGGAGAGTAGAGCCTATGAGCCAGTGGAAATACAATGATGTAATTTTAGAAATCGACATGGAAGATGTTGAATTTCAAGAAAAATATGAAAATGCATTTAAAAAAATGGAAGTGACTGAAAAGGAACTTCAAAAAGTAGGAACTCTTTCGGGATTTACAAAAGCATACTGTCAGATGTTCTATCAGCTGTTTGACGATATTTTTGGGTCTGAAACAGGTAATAAATTGTTTGAAGGAAAATATAATTGTCGAATAGTAGAAACTGCATATGATTCATTTATAGCTCATTGTACGAAAGAAGTTGATGCTGCCAACAAGCGAAGAATGAATACTGTGAAAAAGTATAAAGTTGTGAAAAAACGATGAATCTTTTCTACGAAGAATATCCAACTAGCATAAAAGTAGGTGCTGAAGAAATACCAATTATCACGGACTTTCGAGAGTATATAAGACTTATGGATATGTTAAAGGATGATAGTCTAAATTCAGTGGAAAAGATTTTTTTCATTTATCAGTATTTTTTAGAGCAGCCTAATGATTTTCAAGAGGCAATGGACGCTTTAACAGATTTTGTGGTAATGAAGGAACGCATCAATCAAGAATACGAAGAAAATGACATAGAAGAGGCTGAGAATCGAAAGGAAGTATATTCGTTTGAATATGACTTTCCTTTCATTTTTTCTGCCTTTTTAAGTGAATATGGAATCAATGTTCGCACAATACCTTATATGCACTGGTGGGAATTTAAACTGTTATTTGATGGGCTGTCAGATAAAACAGAAATCAAACAAAGAATCATGTATCGAAGCATTGATTTGAATACCATCAAGGATAAGAGCGAAAAAGAACGTATTCGTAAGATTCAAAATGCAATTCGTCTGCCTGAAGAAAGAGTATCAGATTATGACATTGCAAATGCATTTGAGTGGTAATAATTATGAAAAAGATAAAGTATCCGCCACTTGAAAGAAAGTGGTACAAGTGCCCTGTGTGTGGCACTAAATTAGCAATTTTTGATAATACTTCGAAAAGTCATGGTGTTTATATAAAATGCCGTGTCTGTCGAAATGAAATAGAAATAAAAGTATAAGCACTTTAAATTGAGCCATTGAGCCTGTGCTATCTGTGAAAGGTAGGGATAGTATGGGTTATGATGGAAAATTAACGTTTGACACCAAAATTGATGAATCTGGATTTAATTCTGGAGTAAACAGACTTGGTACACTTGCAAAAAGTGGTATGGCAGTTCTTGCAGGTTATGTCACATCATTTACTGTTTTGACAAAAGGTGCAGTGGATGAGGTTGCCCAGTTAGAGCAAAACATCGGTGGTGTCGAGACTCTATTCGAAAAGAGTGCAGATGCAATTATTAATAAAGCTAATGGGGCATATAAAACAGCTGGTCTTTCAGCAAATGAATATATGTCTACCATTACAAGTTTTTCTGCATCATTATTACAGTCTCTTGAAAATGATACAGAAAAAGCAGCTGAATATGCTGACAGAGCAATTGTAGATATGTCTGACAATGCAAATAAAATGGGCACAAATATGGAGATGATCCAGAATGCGTATCAAGGATTTGCAAAGCAGAATTATACGATGCTAGACAACTTAAAACTCGGTTATGGTGGAACCAAGACGGAAATGGAGCGTTTAATTAAAGACGCTTCACAGATGAAGGACATCCAAGAACAGTTAGGTATTACCGTTGATGAAAGTAGCTTGTCTTTTGGAAATATTGTAAATGCAATCAGCGTTATGCAAGAAAAGATGGGCATAGCTGGTACAACTGCAAAAGAAGCAGCTACTACCATTGAAGGATCTATGAACTCTGCAAAAGCAGCGTGGAACAACTTCCTAGCAGGAACAGCATCGCCTGAAGAATTAGCTGAAGCAATTGGAATTGCTGCAGATGTAATGGTAGACAACCTAGAAGAAATTGTTCCTAGATTAGCAGAAACAGTTCCAGAAGTCGTTGAACGTCTTGCTCCTACTATGCTTGATGCCGGAAAGACTTTGGCAAAAGCAGGACTTTCAATTATGGAAGACTTTGTTGGTGGAGTGATAGAAGCTGCGCCACAACTTCCTGAAAAGGGTGCAGAAATCCTTTCACAATTAATCAGTGGAATTCAGGAAAATGCACCATCAATGCTAACTACAGCTACAGATATTTTTGCGGGATTCGTTGAAGGCATTGCATCGCAACTGCCAACGCTGATTCCACAGGCATTACAGATGGTTGTGGTTCTTGCAGATGCGGTAATATCTAATATGCCAACAATTATTAATGCTGGTATTTCTTTGTTAAAAGGACTTGTTTTAGGTATTATTAATAGTCTGCCAACGCTGATTGCTGAAGGACCTCGAATCATCAATGATTTTGCAGATGCCATTTATTCAGGTCTTTGGGAATTAATCAAAGCCGGTGGCGAAATGCTGCTTAGCTTACTGAAGGGTATATGGGATAATGTACCATTAATGCTTGAAAATGCAGGCGAGATATTTATGGCATTTATAAATATCTTTTCATTATCAAATTTATACAATTTAGGTAAGAATCTTATCAAAAATTTGATTAATGGTGTAAAGCAACTTGGTCCAAATATTCTTGATACAGGTGAAAGTATTGTTGAACTTTTAGTGAATGGCATTAAGAAGCTTGCAACTCATCCAGTAACAGCGCTAAAGGATATTGCTTCTAACATCATGAAAACGGTAAAGGGGCTAGACTGGAAATCAATTGGTTCCCATATCGTTAATGGTATGGTACAAGGGCTAAAAAATGGAATTACTAAGGTTGCATCGATTGCGAAAGATGTTGCAGGTGCGGCGCTTTCAGCAGCCAAAAAAGCACTTGGAATTAAGTCGCCATCACGCCGTTTCAGGGATGAAGTTGGTAAGAATATGGCTCTCGGTATTGGAGTCGGATTTGACAAGAATATTCCTGTTGATGATATGACGGGTACACTTTCAGACTCGGTTCAGAGAATGAAAAAGAAAGTATCATCAGTGACACAAGATGTAGGAGCAGATAATGCTAGCAGAATAAGCAAAGTCTACATATCAGGCAATTCAACAGAAAGAGATCCAGAGGATGTTACAGTCATCGTAGAAAACTATTTCGAAGTAGATGGTGAAAAATTAGTCGATAAGACAACAAAAGCAACAATTAAGAAAATTAATGGCATGCAAGTAGATGCTAATAAATCGAAAGGGAAATAAAAATGAGGAAATTTGGTTTTGATAATGGATTTGGGACTTCATTCTCTCAGGGGATTCATTTCCTTGATTTCCCAAAATTCGAATATGGAGAAGAAATAATTGAAAGCATATCAGTTCTTGGCAGAGCTGGAAATCTTTCTGTTCGCACAGGAAGATATACTGACACAAGAATAACAAATCTAATCGAATTTGAAAGTGAAACACTAGAAGAATTCGAGGAAAAAGCAGAGGAAATTAGAAAATGGCTTAGAAAAAGCAAAAAGGTATCTTATACAGATAAGGAAGATAAGTACTTTGTTGTAAAGAATGTTGAAATTGGAGATGTGAAGAGAAAGTATGGTCTTTGGGGAAATCTTACATTTGTATTTGTTTGTGAGCCGTTTGCATATTGCGAAAGTGCTAATCGAGCGATTGATCACAGCAAGCTTCTCGGCAATCCAGGCATTTTCTCTCAACCAATCTACCTGCTCACAGGCGAAGGTTCCTGCACCCTTACAGTCAACGGTAAATCAATCACCGCAAATGTAGCACAGAACCTCACAATCGACACCGAACGCATGATTTCCTACAGAGAAGATGGAACACTCCAGAACACAGCAATTTCAGGCAACTACGAAGATTTATACCTGCAGGAAGGTGATAACAAAATCACCGTATCTGATGGATTTGAATGTAAAGTAATACCAAGATGGAGGTGTTTATAATGATTCAGATATATTCACCAGGGAATACAGAGTTTAATCAAAATGGGGACATAACACTGTTTCCAGAAATGTGCGAAGCATCGTCGGAACTTGGCGGTGCTTGGACATTAGAAATCACACATCCAATTGACGAAGAAAGTCGTTGGAAGTATATCGAAAAAGAAGCGGTTCTTTCCGTGCCAACGCACATGGGAGAGAACCAATTATATAGAATCGATAAGATTACGGGTAAGACTGATGCAGAAATATCTGCAAAGGCTTATCCGATTTTTTATGATTCAGCAGATGAAGTTTTTTTGATGGATAAAAGACCAACTGATAAAACAGCGCAGATGGCATTGGATATTCTGACAGAAGGAACAAAGTATAGCGGGAAATCGGATATTTCTGGTCTCAACACTGCGTACTTTGTCAGACGCAACCTCATGGACTGTATTTGTGGAGAGGATACACCTTCGTTCATCGGAACATGGGGCGGGGAACCTTTGTATGAGAATTACAAAGTAATCATAAATAAACGTGCAGGCGGAGATCATGGCGCAGAGGTCCGCTATGGAAAAAATATCGTTGGTGTAAATGTCACTGAGGATATGTCAGAAGTAGTCACTCGAATTGTTCCAGTGGCATACAATGGGCGTTTGTTATCTACACTTTCTGTAGATTCTCCTCTGATCAACAACTATGCAAAAGTCTATACGAAAGAAATCAAGTTCGAGGACGTGCGCTATTTTGAAGATATCGAAGAAGGTACCGACACAGCTGGATTGATTGTGTGCAATTCCCAGGAAGAATTAGACGCTGCATTGCTTCAAATGTGTAATGAACAATTTGAAGTAGGCATCGACTTGTTCAAAGTCACAATCGATATCGATATGGTGTCTTTGGAAAATACAGAAGAATACAAAGATTTTAAAGACCTGATAAAAATCGGTCTTGGAGATGATGTGTCTTGTTATCATACAAGGCTTGGTATTCAGACAAAAGCACGTGCAATTAAGCTGGTTTGGGATTGCATTACAAATTCTGCTAAGGAAGTAGTATTAGGTGATTATCAATATAACTTCTTAAAGGAATGGAATTCTCAAATGAGCCAGGTTAAAAAAGATGTTGGGACACTATTCGACCAACTCGAAAATCCACAAAGTTCCTTCAGAGTGATGATGCAAAACACTATCGACAGTATGGCTGCATCCATTGCTGGATATGATGGTGGAAACATGATTATCACTCAAAACGAAGCTGGAAAACCAAACGGTATTATGATTATGGATACGGATTCCAAAGATACTGCAAAGAAAATTCTGTGGTTCAATCTGAATGGAATTACATACAGCAGTAATGGTGCAAAGGGTCCTTTTAATGCAGTGTGGTCCTTTGAGCAGGGTGGATTTGTTGCTGATTGGATTGTTGCAGGAAAGTTAATTGCGAATGTAATTAAAGCAGGAACAATTTCGGACAAGCTTGGTAAGAATTTCTGGAACCTTGATACAGGAGAATTTGGTATCGAAAATGGTGTAGTAAACATTCGGGGACAAGTTATTTATACCAAAGATAGTTTTACCCAAGAAGATTTAGAAATTGTTAACCAAATTATTGCAGGAACTTTAGAGCCGACGACGGAATACATCGCGAAATATGATGTGAATGGAGATTGTGAAATTGCTAATGTTGATAAAGAAATCATTGAGTCACTCATTAATGGAACGAGAAGTCAGTATGCTCTTGATACGTCTATAAAGATAGACCCTTCGATACGTAGTTCGATAATTATGACAAATGGTACGAATATAGGTGTCAATGGTATGTATGCTTGGAAAATGAAAGCTAATACAATGAAAGCTGATTACTTTTTTACAAGGGATCACGATGGAAAAGAATTATCTGGAACAAGCACGGAGTTTGTTGCAAATGGTATTAAATATACGTTCTGTAAAGGTCTTCTCGTAGATATTAGTAATGCATAAGGAGGTGTGAGATGTCAATTTATAATGAAATAAAAGTTACGCAAATGGGGATAGATGCAATAATTAATGTAACTTATGGAACAGAATTACTTCCAGTAGAATTGAAAGTTACAGATTATAAAATCCCAGAAGGAGCAACTGCGATCGCATACTCAGAAGGTGCTTCTAAAAAAGTGAAGAAAGAGATATGCAGCATAGAAAATAATACAATCATTTTCAATCCAAGGACAGGATTCTTTGAAGTAGGAAAGAATGAATTACAGGTTCGAGTTGTTTACGACAACAAGAGCCTTTTTTCGTTTAAGTGCAAAGTGGATTGTCACAGCTCATATCGAGACGATGATGCAGAAGAAGTAGAGTCGCAGCCAACATTGATAGAAATAATTTTGTCAGCTTTAGGTCTTACAGATGAAGCAGAAGTTCTTCCAGCAGTTACAGAAGCAGATAACGGTAAAATTCTGCAAGTAGTGGGTGGTGTATGGACTCCCACATTTGTAGAAATGACTTCTGATCTACCAAGTGAGGAAGGAGTGAAGTTCTAATGAGTAAAATGTATTATAACGGGGTTTTACTCCCTGAATTACCTAGCGATATAACAAGTTATCCTTATTTGTTCATTCTTCGTGATGTCACGGAGGACAAGTATAAAGCGTATGGTAGCTCACATCCGTTTTACGTGGACAATAATCTCACAACATCTAGTTTAGAGTTGAGAACCTTTGATTCGAATAGCGAAGAAAAAGAGCTGACTTACTATGAATGTACGGGTGACTCGTGGGTTATCGTCGAAACGCTGTCGGCTTATGGTTATTTGTACACTTTGTCTGATTCAGACGGAGAAAAGTGTACTCTTATTTGGACGAACACCGACATTCCTTATGACTCAGAGGATTCGACCGAAATTTATATGTATGCTGACGAGGTATGCTATTCGATCACCAAGAAAAAGCTCAGTAAGTTCGGTGACGAAATCCGACGATTGAGCAAGAGTACAGAAAAAATGGAAACCAACGACATGATTAATTTCCTAGAAAATATCGAGAACGGTGAGGGGGTTGGATTTTAATGAATATACATGGAATCGAATTATCTGATTATCCATCGAGTATAGATATGGCGAAATATCCGTATCAGATGATTTTAAAAGAGGAATTATTGTATAGAGCATTGCTCACATCGAAACCTATTTATTATGACCCAACATCGGAAACCTACGATATTGGTGAATCATATGATTTCGCACTTGTATCTTTGAGTGAAAATGGTTCTAGTGAAGTAGTGAGTGAGGATAGCTACGAGAACTTGGATGGCGGTGGCAAATTAGCCTTAACAACATATGTAGCCCTTGTACAAGGTTCTATTTGGATTAATTACGATGTTCTAAACATTGAAACAGGCGAAGTGAAAATCGGGTGCTATAACAATTATCCTTTACCAGCACTTCCAACGGTTGACCGAACAGTTTATCCGTATGTTTATATTTTCGAAATCTATATGATTTCTGCGAATATGACTATGTATATGTTTTCCTTTACAGATAAGCCTTTAGCGAACGAGGGAACGCTAGGATATTATATTCCGATTGGAACAATGATGTATGGTGGTACATATATCCCTTCTATACAGACAGGATGGGAAAACGTGGACGGAAGTGTAACAGAAGAAGATATGTATTTTACTCCTGGTGATGATACCACATATACAATTATCTACTCGGAATCACCTTCCGAAAAGTACGTTCTACTCAAAGAAAGTGTTGTAAAAAAAATCGGCAATTCCATCCGTTCCAAAACAGGCAAAACGGATTTAATCCCACCAGAGAATATGCCTAGTGAGATTGACGGGATTGAAACAGAGCCGACACTTCAAGATTTAACCATTACAGAAAACGGAACATATACGGCTGATAGTGGTTATGATGGCTTGGGAGAAGTTACAGTGGAATGTGCAAGTGGTGGGGATGTTATTAGTAACAGTATTCAAGTAAAAGTAAATCTAGGAATACCCGAATCAATTCCAACCAACATAACATTGAGTAACTCATCAAGTTCAATGAACATCACTTGTACATTAGCATTAACGGAGGTGTAGAAAATGGCAACTACAATATTAAAAAATCTTATCAATTTGAGAAAAATATTAACAGTAACACAGGGTAATACATCAAGTACAACAAATGTAACTAACTTTCCACTTGTAGATACAAGAGGAAATACGAAAACAACTGTATGTACATATGGGGGGATTTTTTTACCTTTTACAAATTTTTATACTAATTTAGTAACTTCAAATACTTCATGTTCTAGTTCTTCTAGTTCTAGTGCTAATGGAAGAAATTATATAGGCTTTGGAAAAGGAACAACTCCTGTTACAGAAGATGATTATTTTTTAGCAGATATAATTACAAGTGGTATTAGTAATAAAACATATGAGTATAAAGTGCCAACAATTACAGAAGAAAATGGAGTTGTAAGCTCTAAGCAAAATTTTAATGGTATATATCAAAATACGAGTGGTGCAAGTATGACTATTTCGGAATTTGGGATTTTTCATGTTATCAATCACTCATACAACAGCACATCATATCCAACTATGATTTATAGAGAGGTATTAGATACACCTATTACAGTACCCGCAAATGGCTATTTTTCATTTAATATAGATGTTGAATTTCTAAACAAATTCGAGTAGGTATAACCATGAAAAAATCACTATACGCACTAATAGGCTTTGCATTGGCTTTTTGCTGGTGGTGATTTTTAATTAAGAAATATTCGAAAGGAGACAAAATGAGCGAATCAAGTAGAATAGAAACTCTTTTAGAGGCACTGGTCGATGGGGAAAATGTCGATGTAGTGCCTCAATCTCGAATAGAAACGTATCTTCTAGCACTGTTAAATGGAGATACAAACGTGAAAGAGCCTCAATCGCGTATCGAGGCTTATTTATATCAGTTATGTAAAAACGGAATGAGTGGCGGTGGCATCACCCCAACAGGCACACTGGAAATCACAGAAAACGGAACACACGATGTAACGAACTACGCTAGTGCAAACGTTAATGTGGCTAGTAGTGGTGGTGGAAGTGATTTAGATGCATATATTGAGGGAACAACAACGGAAGCGAACAGTAATGCTAAAGGTGTGTTTAATAATATGTTTATGAATCACAAAACAATGACACTTGCTAATTTCCGAATGGCTACTACTATTGGGGAAAGTTCGTTTGAAAATTGCACTAAATTGACAAATATTAAGTTTCCGTTGACTACAACGGTTGGTAAAAGAGCATTTTATAATTGTACGTCATTGGCAAATGTAGAAATGCCATTGGTTACTATTCTTGAGGAAAATGCGTTTTATAAATGTATATTGACAAAAGCCGATTTTCCAATGGTTAATAAAATAAAAAGTTCTGCGTTTATATATAATAATAAATTGACAAACGTTAATTTCCCAAATGTTATTAATATTGGTAGCTATTCGTTCAATAGTTGTACAATACTACCGAGTGTTGATTTGCCAATGACAACTTATATCGACAGTGCTTCATTTACTAATTGTTCAGCATTAACTAGATTGATTTTGCGTGTAGAAAGAATTTGTTATTTAAATAATATCAATGCACTTAACAATACACCAATCGCAAGTGGTACAGGTTACATCTACGTTCCAAAAGCACTTATCGAAGATTACAAAGTCGCAACAAACTGGACAACATTTGCTTCACAATTCAGAGCATTAGAAGATTACACAGTAGACGGAACAATCACAGGCGAACTTGACGAAACTAAAATCTAGGGGGAATAGTTATGGTTATTACAGAAACAATTACAATCAACAATATCGAGTACATCAGAAACTATTCTGACACAGGACACTATATCGAGCGTGACGGTGTGAAGTACGGTGAAGCAATCGACCCAGTAGGAACTGATAGAGTTTATACAGAAACAGACGAACTTATCGAAACAACAACCGACACAGACGAAGCAACAGAAACCGATTATCTCAACGCACTTTCTGAAATGGGGGTAAATGTCAATGAAGAAATCTAGGTTAAATCAAGTTGTTTCCGAAGCGAAAGCAGAAACAAAAGACGCACTTCAAACAGTGTACAACGCACTCAATCAAGGTCAGCAAAAGAAAATCGTTAAAGACGAAAAAGTAAAAGCGTTGTTTGACCTTTACGGTGTGGAATATACAATTTAAAACTAATAATCAAAGGGCAGCTTTTTAGGTGTCCTTTTCTATTGGAGAAAGAGAGGATATTAGAGTGAGCGAATTTTTAGTATTTGTAGAAGCGCATAGTTTCTTTGTGATTCTACTTTATGCAGTTTTATTAGATACTGTTCTTGGGGTTCTTCGAGCAATCAAGGAACACAAATTTAACAGTTGCGTGGGAATTGATGGTGCAATCCGAAAAGTAGCAATGCTATTTAGCGTACTTCTATTAATGTTTGTGGACACAATCGTAAATATCGACTTCCTGTTTATGGTTCCAAAAGAATATCTGAAATACATCGGAATCAGTAAAATGGGGATTTGCGAGATTTTCTGCTTACTGTTCATATTGTACGAAATAGTAAGTATCTTAAAAAATATGACATTATGCGGGCTTCCAGTTCCGACAAGATTGAAGAAATTTATCCAGAAATTCCTTGATGATATGACTGAAGAATTACCAGAGGAAGTTTCTGAAGAACTACACAAGATTGAACAAGACAAGGCTACATATAATCAGAAATATGGTACGGAGGGCGAATAATCGTCCTCTTTTTCGTTGCGCCGGCGCAATAAAAAAATAAAGAAAAGGAGAAATAAATTATGGCAAAACAAGCAAAAGTATTTTTATCCGCAGGACATGGCGGTTCTGATCCAGGAGCAGTAGCAAACGGATTGAAGGAAAAAGACCTTAATTTAACAGTTATGTTAGCGTGTAATGAAGTCTTAGTAAGACATGGAGTAATTACAATTCTTTCACGTACAAAAGATGAAAATGATCCATATTCTGAGGAGGTAAGAGAAGCAAATGCAAGTGAAGCTGACCTTGCAGTTTCATTCCACAAAAATGCAGGTGGTGGAGACGGATTTGAAGGATTCTATTATTCATCTGATGCAGATGGAAAACGTCTTGTTTTAATTGCAGAAAAATATATCAAAGAACTTGGTCAAAACAGCCGTGGAGCCAAGGTGGGAGACAAATATTACTTTGTCAGAAATACAAAGATGACAGCTGTATTATTTGAGTCATTCTTCCTTGATTCGAAAGACCGATTTATTGGAGATACAGTAGCAGAACAAAAAGCTTTCGGTGTGGCTTATGCAAAAGCAATTCTGGAATTTTTGGATATTGAATACCAGGAAGAAAAAGAAGCAGTAAAGGAATCTGAGGTTTTGTACATCACTCGCAGTAATGCATTTAATGATCGCAAAAACGCTGAAAGAGAGCTTGCAGAACTGAAAGCAGCAGGTTTCAAAAATGCTTATATTGAAGTAAAGAAAGTATAAGAATTCCCTCCGGTTTGACCGCTGGAGGGAGGCGTTTCTTCTTATTAAAATGACTTGAATTGTTTTGTACTAACAAGTTTTCTCCAAATCCTGTGACAAGTTCTAGGTCAATTCCTTCTTCTTCAAAATATCCTTCTTCAATTGCAACGTACATTGGTGCATAGAAAATGGAGTGGGCAACTTCGTTCAAGGTGACTTTGGTAAGACCATCGGAAGAACTTTCTGGTGAACATGCAATTAGTAAACTAGTGAGCAGGAATAATACAGCGAAAAGAGAAATAGAACGCTTCTTCATATTTCCTCCCTAAAAGAGATATCGCTACATTATATGCGCTAGTTTTGATGAATGTTCTTGCAATAATCTCTTGGACTGCAGCCAATCTGCTTGTGAAATAGCCTTGAAAAATAGGCAAAATCTTGGAATCCAACGGCAACAGCAACTTCAGATACAGACATTTTGGTTGTGTTAAAATAAAGGATCGCTTCCTTGATTCTAGTTTGATGAATATAATTCGTGATACTCATTCCAACTTCCTTGCTGAAAGCAGAAGAGAGCGAGGAGGCATTCTTGTGGAATTGTTCTGCAATTCGAGATAATGACAAATCTTCATCCAGATGTAAATGGATATAGTTAATTACCGCACGAATCGATTTAGAATAATCATGGAATGCGTAGTTTTTTATCAGTAAACAATACTTGTGGCACAGATCGTTGGCAATTCTGTGAAGTGTACTTCTGTTGGAGGCGGATTCTATTCTTGCAACCATGTTCGACGACAATTGCAGTACGTAGGAAGGGTGTACGGTTGTGCCAAGACAAGCGGTACGACAATATCCGTTTAAAATATGAAGCTCCCTACGGGCTTCCTCGAGGTTTTGGATATAAATAAAACGAGAGGCCTTTAGGAAGTCTGACAAAGCAGAAGTAGCAGGGTCAACCAGGCCCTTTGCTAAAAATTCAAGAAACTGAAATAAAGTTTTTTGGTATTCTTCTGCAAAATCTGCGGAAATGTCGTTTAAAATCTGTGTGTCGATCTGAAGAATCTGCTGAGTATTGGTATATTCAATATGAATAGGTTTGATGTCTGTAAATTCTGTGTAGTAGACAGAAACGATTTCTTTACAGATAGAGACAATAGAACTCAGAGATAAATAAGGAATCTCACAGTAGTACTTTTTGAGTACAGCATAAGAATCTTTCGGTATCGCAGTATTTTTTACAATATTAGGGAAGTAGTCGGATGTAAATTCTTCCGCTCGGAATGGACCGATGGAGAAAAAATCTGGCTTTTTCTTAAGATTCAGGTAGATGATGATGTTATAGAATCCTAAATTGCTTTTAACGACAAAAAAACGTCTTTCTGGATGCTCGTGAGAAGGCGTTAACCTTGAGTCAAAAGCCGAAAAACCGGGTAGCAGGATGTCACGAAGTCCTTGATCAATTTCGGAAAGATTCTCATATGGCGGTGAAAAGTATAACACTTCAGTAGAAAAAGCACTTGAAATTATTCGTTGAAGTAGTCCAAAGCAGTTTTCTGTAGTTTTTTTTGTATTCATTGATAATCATCCTTTGTTTTGTAGATTCTTAAAAAAATTCTATATATATCTAATATTTACACAAAAATTATACAAGTTTGACGAAAATAGTGCAAGCAGAAAAACCGACTTTCCTATATAATCTATAGATAGTTTATGGAAATTTTATATTTTATAAGATTTCTCGAGGCGAATATGTGGCTAAAGGAGAAAAACATGCAAAACAAAGCACAAGAAGGAAAAAAACTTAGAATCTTAATCGCAGCGGTAGCAATTCTGATTGGGGCAGTGATGGCTGTGTATGGATTTATGACACTTCCTGCCGAGGTTGCAACACAGTTTGAGGGCTTTATGAACACAGGTGCACCCCCTGTTCCTAAGATCATAGCAGTTCTTTTACCGTTTGCACTCGTTGTATTGTATGCGATTCGATCTGTGTCACATCCAAAGAGTATCTTTTTATGCTTGTTCGGATATGTAATCAATTTACTGTTCTGGTTCAGCAATTAAAAAGAAAAAGGGGAGTGTAAGTCTCCTCAAAAAGAGTTTTAAAGGAGAGAAGAAAATGAATCAAAAAAGAAGTTTGCCAGATAAGTATTATGGCGAAAATGGTATCCACAGAGTGCCACTCTGGAGAATCGGTACTTTTGCTCTCAACAACACATCTACAAATATGTACATGTTCT